CAGCGCCCGCGAGGCGGCGCGCCGGGCTGGCCTCTCGGAGCGGGCGGCATTCCGGATGCGGGCACGGATGCGCGATGACGAGAACAGCCCGCAGGGGCGACTACTATAGGTCGTTTGACAAGGCCTCGAAAACGAACGAACGTCTCTGCTGATCGAATAGCGATCCGGGGCTGACATCCGTCAGCCCCGGTTTTCGTTCCGGTCCCGCGATGCTGCGGATGGCAAACGCGGGTGCGACCCGCGCGTCCATTGGGCATCAACGCGGGACAACCATATGCAGATCATCGACAGTCTGAGCCCGCACGGCGCGCGCGATGTCGTCGCGCATGAAGGCTTTGTCAGCCGCGCCTATCGCGACCCGGTCGGCGTGCTGACGATCGGCACCGGCTACACCAACCGCTCGAAGGTCTTCCGGAACTACTGGATCTCGACACGCGGTCGGCCACTGAAACCCGGCGACACGATCACGCGCGAGGAATGCCTGAAGATCCTTCCGAAGATCGTCAACGAGGAATACGGCGCGGCCGTCGTGCGGCACATCCGGCCGACCCGCCAGCACCATTATGACGGCGCGGCCAGCGTCTGTTTCAATCTCGGCCCCGGTGCGGCGAAGTGGAAGTGGGCGAAGGCGCTTGCCGCTGGCGATGCTGCGAAGTCCGCAGCTCTCCTGCGCAAGACCGGCACCACGGCCGGTGGTCGTCGTCTGCCGGGCCTTGTTAAGCGCCGGCAGGCCGAGGCGTTGCTGATCCAGCGCGGCGTCTACGCGACGTCCGGCGCGATCCGCGTCGAGCCGCGCGACTCGGTCGCCAAGGCCTCGACCGCTTCCGACGAACTGCGCCACTATCAGGGCATTCTCGCCAAGCTCGGCCATTATGACGGCGCGCTGGACGGCCTTGCCGGGCCGAAGACGACCAAGGCCGTGAGGGCTTTCCAGAAGGACCACCCGCATCTCAAGACAGACGGCGTGCTTGGCCCCGCGACGGCGGCCGCGCTGGAGCGCGCGGTGTCGGCCGGCGAGGCCGGTACGACGACGGGTGTCGGGCTCCTCGTCTCCGGCGCCGGTGCCGCCGCCGCCCAGGGCGGTGCGCCGGAATGGGTCTTTTGGGTTGCCGGCGGCGCGCTTTCCCTGGCGATCGTTGCCGGTGCGGTTTTCGCCTGGCGCTATCGCGACGAGATCCGTCATCGCCTGTCCGGCCTGCTCTCGCGGAGGGCCACGGCATGAGGGGATGGCGCACGCTGATCGTCAATGCGCTGATCGCGCTACTGCCCGTCGTGGCGGAGGTGCTGCGCTGGCTCGAAGGCTTCGACTGGACCTGGTACCTGGAGCCGCGTGACGCGCTCTGGGCGATGCTGATCGTCGGCCTCCTCAACATCTTCCTGCGCCGGATCACGCGCACACCGATCGGGGGTGGCGAATGAGCTGGCTCCTGTCCGTTGTCCTGCGCTTTGCATCCTCCGGCCTGGTCGAGCGCACGCTCTCCTATCTCGAGCGGCGCCACGCCGAGGAGACGGGCCGGGAGAAGCTGCGCACACAGGTCGAGATCGAGACCATTCGCGCGGCCGTTGCCGAAACGAAGGAACTTGCCGCCTTCAACACGGCGAAGCTCGAACACGCGGCCTTCTGGTGCTTCGCGGGCCTGTTCGTCCTGCCCTTGGGCGCATGGTGGGCGGCCGTCATCGCCGACAGCATTTTCCGCTTCGGCTGGGGCGTTGCAACGGTTCCCATTTTGGAAGCCTGGGGCGGCCAGATGATCCAGTGGCTCTTCTATGTCGGTGGCGGTGTCGCTGCCCTGCGGACCCTGAGGTGAGCGATGACATTTCATCCGGTCGCCCAGGTCGCGCTGATCCTCGTTGCCGGCTTGCTCGCCGCCATCGCGCTCGCGCCGGTTGACCGGTGTCCCACCGGCACGAACACAACCACCATTTCTAAGGGAGATCGCCTGTGACGCTGAGCGACCTTAGCCCCGTCATCAGTGGGATCGGCGGACTGCTCGGAATTGTATCGATCGTCTACACCTGGATTACCGCGCGCAGCCGGGTCAACGGCGAGGAAATCAAGGTTCTGCGGGAACGAAGCCAGGAGCATGACCGTCGCATCGACCGGATCGAGAAGGATATCGAGCACCTTCCGGATCGCAACCACGCTCATTCGATGCAGGTCGAACTCGCCCAGATGCGTGGCGAGATCCAACTTCTCGCGGAGCGCCTGAAGCCGGTCGCCGCGATTTCAGAGCGCCTGCAGGAGTTCCTGCTCGAGGAGGCCAAGGCGAGGCGGAGCGCATCATGAGCACGATGGACGAGATCATCCGCGAGGAAGCCCGCCTGATCATCCTGAAGGCTCTGGCCGACCAGGTTGACGAGCGCATGAATTCCAGCCTTCTGCAGCGCGAACTGGAGAATTTCGCGATCAGTCGTGAACGCGCTTGGGTGCATGACGAGTTGCGCTGGCTTCGGGAGATGGGGGCGGTCGTCCTGGCCGAGGCGGGAACCGTGCTGATTGCCACCTTGACCGAGAAGGGCACGCGGCATCTCGAGCGCAAGATCGCCATCGAGGGTATCAAGCGCCCGAGCCGTCCGGGAGCCTGACCATGGCCGGGCGCGGGCGTCTTTCCTCGATCGATCTGTTGCCGGAAGAAGCCGCCGACGACGTGGTCTGGGCGGCGCAAGAGCTTGCCGCACGCAAGCGGACGATCGCCGACATTCATTTCGAGTTCAACGACCGGCTCGAGGCAAAGGGGATCGAGCCGGTCTCCCGTTCCGCCTTCTATCGCTCGGGCGTGCGACTGGCGGCCGCCCGACGCCGGATGCATGAAGCCCGTGCGATGTTCGAAGGGCTGGCGTCGCAGTTCACGGCCGAGGATGTCGACCAGAACACGGTCATTCTCGGGGAGTTCATCAAGACCCTGATCGTCGAGCTGGTGGGAGACGAGAGCGGCGAGAAGACGCCCAAGCAGGCGATGGAACTGGCACGCGCGTTCCAGGCGACCGTCGCGGCACAGAAGATTTCGACCGAACGTCGACAGAAGATCGAGGCCGACTTCGCGGCGAAGGCCGGCAAGGCCATCGAACAGGTTGCCGAGGCCAAGGGCCTGACGGCCGACACGGTCGAGGCGATCAAATCCAAGGTGCTGGGCGTCGACAGATGAGCGAAGCCGAACCGCTGTCCGCCGAAGACTGGGAGGCGTTCCGGCGGAAGGCGACCCAGAACCTGCCTCCCGCGCTCGCCGGCATGGAACTGCCGGCGATCCTGCTTCCTAAGCAGGCGGAACTGCTCGCCGCCACTTCGGCCTACAGTCTCGTCGTCGCCGACAAGAGCCGCCGTGTCGGCTTCACCTGGGGGATCGGCGCCGACGCGGTGCTGACGGCCGGGGCGCAGAAGTCCGCCGGCGGAATGGACGTGCTCTATCTCGGCTACAATCTCGACATGGCGCGCGAGTTCATCGACACCTGCGCCATGTGGGCGAAAGCCTTCGTGCCCGCCTGCAGCGAGGTTGGCGAGTTCCTGTTTCACGAGCGCGACGAAAAGGGCCAGGACCGCCACATCCAGGCCTTCCGCATCCGCTTCTCGTCCGGGTTCGAGATCGTCGCCCTGTCATCGCGACCGCGCTCCCTGCGCGGCCGGCAAGGTTATGTGATCCTCGACGAGTTCGCCTTCCATGACGACGCGGCCGAACTGCTCAAGGCGGCGGTGGCGCTGTTGATCTGGGGCGGCAAGGTGCTCGTCATCTCGACGCATAACGGCGAGGACAATCCCTTCAACGAGCTGATCACCGAGATCCGATCGGGCCGCCGTCCCGGCAAGGTGGTTCGCTGCTCGTTCGACGAAGCACTCGAGCAGGGGCTCTACCAGCGCATCTGCCTGGTGAACGGCAAGACCTGGTCGCCCGAGGCCGAGGCCAAATGGCGTGCCGAGATCCGTGCCTCCTACGGCTCGGACGCGGCCGAGGAACTGGACTGTATTCCCTCGCAAGGGTCCGGCGTCTATCTGTCCGGCACGCTGATCGAGGCCTGCATGACACCGGCCTCGCCGGTTTTGCGCCTGCGCTGCCCCGGCGGCTTCGAGTTGAAGCCGGACGACGAGCGGAAGGGCTTCGTGGACGACTGGCTGCGCGAGACCGTCGATCCCTGGCTTGCGCTTCTCGACAAGCGCCAGCGCCATTTCTACGGCTTCGACTTCGCGCGGTCGGGCGACCTGTCGGTGTTCCTGCCGCTGGCCGAAGGAGCCGACCTTGTCCTTCGGGCGCCGTTCTCGCTCGAGTTGCGCAACGTACCCTTTCGGCAGCAGGAACAGATCCTGTTCCACATCGTCGACCGGTTGCCTCGTTTCGGCGGCGGCAAGCACGACGCGCGCGGCAATGGACAGTTCCTCGCCGAATACGCAATGCAGCGATACGGCGCGTTGCTGATCGAGGCGGTGATGCTCAGCCAGGCCTGGTATCTCGACCACGGCCCGAAGCTGAAGGCCCGCTTCGAGGACCGGACGATCCTGCTGCCCAAGCATGTCGATATCCGCGACGACTTCCGGCAGCTGAAGAACATACGCGGGATCCCGATGGTGCCGGAGAACGCGCACACCCAAGGCAGCGACGGCGGCCAGCGGCACGGCGACACGGCGATCGCCGGCATGCTGGCGGTCGCGGCGGCCGAGGGGCACGTCCCGACCTACGACTACACGCCGGCCCGTGCGGATGCGGGTCTTGGAGCGAGCCCCTTCGCGGACTCGTCGGACTTCGGGAGACGACTATGGTGACGACCTGGAAGGGCCTGACCGACAAGTACGGACGCCCGATCGAGAAGAAGGCGCTCGGGGAAGAGATCGCGGTGCCCGAGCTCACCGGCGTTCGCCGCGTCGCTCACGAGCGCGAGGCGAGCGGCCTGACGCCGGAGCGGCTCGCCCAGATCCTGCGCCACGCACAGGAAGGGGAAGCCCGCGCCTATCTGACGCTCGCGGAAGAAATGGAGGAGCGCTATCTCCACTACGGCTCTCAGCTGCAGACCCGTCGCCTGGCGCTCGAAACCCTGGACGCCTCGATCGAGGCGAATGGCGCACCGTCCCGGATCGTCGACTTCGTTCACGACCTGGTCGGCTCCTCCGGGTTCGGCGAGATGGTCGGGTCGCTCACAGACGGGCTCGGCAAGGGTTATGCCGTCTGCGAGATCCTTTGGGACTACCGACAGGGTCGGCTGCGCCCGAGTTTCAAGTGGCGCGACCAGCGTTTCTTCCGCTTCGATCGCCGCGACCTGACCACCCTGCGCCTCGAGGTGGACCGGTCCTTCGACGGCGAGGAGCTGCCGCCGGCCAAGTTCGTCGTGCACAAGCCGCGCACCAAGGCGGGCATCCCGCTCCGGCGCGGTCTGGCACGGCCTGCGGCCTGGGCCTTTCTCATCCAGTCCTTCGGGCTCAAGGACTGGTCGGCCTTCGCCGAGGTCTACGGCGTGCCCTGGCGGATCGGCAAGTACCACGAAAACGCGTCCGACGCCGACAAGCGCACCTTGATGCGCGCGGTGCGTTCGCTCGCCAACGACGCGGCCGCGATCATGCCGATGGGCATGGAGATCGAGCTGCACAAGATCGAGGGCAATCACGGCTCGGCCGTCTTCGGCGGGCTGCTCGACTATGTCGACCGGCAGGTCTCGAAGATCGTGATCGGCCAGACCATGACGGCCGACGACGGTTCGTCCATGGCGCAGGCGAAGATCCACAACGAGGTGCGCCTCGATCTCCGCACGGCCGATGCCAACCAGCTTGCCGGCACGATCAACCGCGACGTGATCGAGGTCGCGATCGATCTGAACTTCGGACCGCAGGAGGTTTATCCTCGCGTCGAGTTCCCGGTGGCCGAGCCGGAAGACACCAGGGCCTTGTCTGAGGCGCTCGGCCTGCTGGTACCGCTCGGCCTCAAGGTCGGTCAGGGTCAGGTGCGCGAGAAGCTCGGGCTTTCCGATCCGCTGGAGGACGAGGACGTCCTGGCGCCGCCGGCGACGCCGACGACCGGCCCTCAGGCCGGAGGAACACCGTCGCGCGCGAGTTCGCTTGCCGTGTCGCCCTCCTGTTCCTGTCCGACCTGTTCAAGCCTTGCGGCGCGTCCGGCAACAGTGGCGGATCCGCTCGCCGATCTGTTCAGCGAGGAAGACTACGAGGCGATCGCCGATGATCTCCTCGCGCCGCTCACAGCGATCCTCGAGCGCGCCGAAACGCTGGAGGAGGCACGGGCGATGCTTGCCGAATTCGAGCGCGACGGGCTCGACACAAGCGCCCTGGTCGAGCGCCTGGCCCGCGCGACGGCCATCGCCCGCGGCCTCGGCGACATCTCGGACACCTGAGCATGGCCGAGGAGGGTTCGGCCCGGGAACGCTTCAGGGCTCCGCGCGAGGTCACCGACTACTTTCGGGACAAGGTCTCGCGCCCCCGCTTCTCCTGGCTCGACGTCTGGGGCGAGGAGCACGCGCACGCCTTCACGGTGGCCAAGGCAACGGAAACAGAACTGCTCGGGGCCTTCCGCCAGTCGCTCGACACGGCGATCACGGACGGGCAGACCTTCGAAAACTGGAAGAAGGGCATTCAAAGCGATCTGGCAAGGCTCGGTTGGGGCAAGGCCCGGCTGGTCGAGGATCCTGACGGTATCGACCCGCCCCGCATGGTCGACTTCACCTCCGACCGGAGGCTGAAGACGATCTTCTGGTCGAACATGCGTGCTGCGCGCGCCGCCGGCCAGTGGAACCGGGTCCAGCGAACCAAGGCGGCGCTGCCTTATCTCCTTTATGTCCGAACCGCCGCCGCCGATCCTCGTCCGGAGCATCTTGTCTGGGCCGGCACGGTGCTGCCGGTGGACGATCCCTGGTGGGACACGCATTTCCCGCCGAACGGCTGGGGATGCAAGTGCGCCGTACGACAGATCTCGCGCTTCGAGGCGCGGCGCCTGCTCGCCGACGGCGGGATGACGATCGACGGGGAATACGTGGCGGTCTCGGAAACCCGCCCCGAGATCCGTACCAGGCCGTTCCGCAACCGTCGCACCGGGGAGATCGCGCGGGTTCCCGAAGGCATCGATCCCGGCTGGCACACCAATCCGGGCAAGGCCCGCGCGCGAACTCTCGTCACGCGCCTGGTCGAGGAACTGGAAACGAGGGGCGAGCCAACCGCCCGGCGGCAGATCGGCCGGCTTCTGGACGGCCCGGACGTGCGGGCGATGATCGATCTGCCGGAGCGGGTCCGCCTGCCGGTCGCCACGGCGCCCAAAGTCGCGGAGACCATGTCGGCCGCCGGACCGATGGTCACCATGTCGTCCGACACGATCGCGGCGAAGATCGGCAAGCACGCGCGCGTGACGCCCGACCTGTTGAAGCGGATCCAGGAGATGATCGACGACGGCCGTCTGGTCGACGAGGGGCGCGGCGACGCGCAGCGGCAGATCTATATCGAGCTCGAGGGCCTTGGCTGGTTCAAGCTGGTGATCGGCCGGTCGAAGGACGGCTTCCTCTATGTGCGCACGCTCTATCAGGTCGCCGCGCGCAAGGCGCTCAAGGCGATCGGAGAGACTGGCGGCGGGAGGAAATAGAGGACGGCGGGAGGACGTGCGATCCCTCAACGGCTCAAAGTCCGGCACCAACGATTTTCGCGCCGCCGTCCATCCCCAAGATGCGTGACTTCGTGCTCGATATCAAGATGCATGGCGGCCAGCCCACGGGAGCGCCACAGGGCAACGACCACCGCTCGCGCGCCCCAAGCCCCGCGAACCGCCCGCAAGGGCCTTCTAGCGGCTTTTAATCCGCTTCTAATCGGCTGATCCGATCCGGGTGGCGGCGACGGGTCGGCTATGGCATGGTGGCGGCATCGAAGCGGCTCTCGTCGCCGTCCTCCTGGCTGACGCCCGTCAGCCCCTTCGCGGGCCGTCCCGCCGGCATAGTCGCCGGCATGAGATCCGAACCGCTGCCCCATTCTTCCGACCATGTGACGATCGCGATGTGCGATGCGGGCGCCGCCGCGTGCGGCGTGGTGCTGCTTGCCGCCGACGCGATCGGCGAGGCCGACGACACGGAGTGGCTCAAGGTCGCGCCCCGTGGTCGGGTCATCACCCGCGACGGCCGCAGCTATGCCTTCGATCCCGAGCGGCTTGCCGCCCGCTTCAGGGATGACGGCATCGAGATCCCTGTCGATCTCGACCACTCGGTCACCCTGCGCGCAAGGAACGGCGACGCGGGGACCGTGGTGGGCTGGGTGAAGGAAGTGGAGGCCCGGCCGGACGGGCTGTTCGCACGCGTGGAGTGGCTGGCGGCCGGGCGGGAGGTGCTCCGCGCGCGGACGCATCGCTTCGTTTCCCCAACCATCCACCACACTCAAACCGGCGAGGCGACCTGGCTCCACTCGGTCGCGCTGGTCGCCGCTCCCGCCCTGCCGTTGCCGGCGGTCGCATCGGCCATCGGTCCCGTTCTCGAGCCATATCAGGAGACATCCATGAAGTCGGTTCTTTCCGCCCTCGGCCTGGACGAGGGGGCGGACGAGGCAGCCTGCCTTGCCGCCATCACCACACTGAAGGCCAACACCGTCCCCAAGGCCGTTCATGACGAGGCGCTCGCCAGTCTGTCGACGAAGAGCGAGGAGCTCGCGGCTCTCCAGGCAGCGGTTCGCAGCGGTCAGGTCGACGAGCTGATCGAAAGCGCCCTGGCCGCCAAGAAGATCGTTCCGGCACAGCGCGACCACTACGTGGCGCTGTGTGCATCCGAGGAAGGGCTTGCCTCGGTCAGGAAGCTGCTCGAGGCAACGCCCGCGAGCCTCGCCGCCTCCGGTCTCGACCAGCGCAGGCCCGAAACGGAAACGTCGCTCGATCCCGCGACCCTTGCCGCGAAGGCGCGTGTCCTGGTCGCCGAGAACCGGGCGCGGGGCGTCGAGATCTCGATCGCCGATGCGGTCAACATGGTCAAGGAGGGCAACGCGTGACCACCTCTCTCATCAAATCCTATCGGGCGGGCACGGAAACCGCCGGTCATCGGATCGTCGCCTTCACCGGCACCGGCGCCGAGGTGGCGGCGGCCGCCAGCGCGACGGCGCCGTCCATTGGCGTGTCGACGCCGCTCGGGGCGGATGCCGGCGGCATGCTCGACGTCACGCTTTCCGGCCTGGCCGAACTCCGGCTCGGCGGTGCCGTCGATGCCGGCGATCCGCTGACCGCCGATGCCGACGGCAAGGGCGTCGTCGCCGCTCCGGTCGTTGGCAGCATCATCCGCTATGCGGTCATCGCGCTCGACGAGGGCGTCGAGAACGACATCATCCCGGTCCTCGTGGTGCCGGGCATCATCAACACGCCGGCCTGATCCGGCACTTCAAGCGAGGCTTGACCATGGCACCCAGGCGCCCCTTCGTCGTCGATCCGGTCCTCACCGCGATCGCGATCGGCTATTCCAATCCGGCCCAGACGCTGATCGCGGACCGCGTCCTGCCGCGCTTCGACGTTTCCGGCGAAAGTTTCAAGTGGACCGAGTACCCGCTTGCCGAGGCCTTCACGATCCCGTCGACCAAGGTCGGCCGCCTCGGCCAGGTCAACCAGGTCACATTCTCCGGAACGGAAAAGACAAGTTCGGTCGAGGACTACGGTCTCGATACCCCGATCCCGAACAGCGACATCACGGCGGCGGCGGACGCGCGGGCGCAGAACCTTTCCACTTTCGATCCCGAGCAGCACGCGACGATGATGCTGACCAAGCTGGTCGAACTCGACCGTGAAGTGCGCGTCGCGACCCGCCTTCAGGACCCGAACACCTATGCCGCGTCGCGGCGTCTTGCCCTGGCGGGCACCGACAAGCTTTCCGACTACGCCAATTCCGATCCGATCGGCGTCCTGGACGCGGCGATCGACGGCACGCTGGTCTACCGGGCCAACACGCTGGTCATGGGCCAGCCGGTCTGGTCGAAGATCAAGCGGCACCCGAAGCTGGTCAACGCGGTCAAGGGCAACCTGACGAACGAGGGCATGATCACACCCCAGCAGCTGGCCGAACTGCTCAGCATCCGCGACGTGCTCGTCGGCGAGGCGTTCGTCAACACGGCCCGGCCGGGCCAGGAGGCGGTGCTCGCGCGTGCCTGGGGCAACAGCATCGCGGCGCTCTACATCGACCCCACGGCACGGCCGACGGGCGAGATCACCTTCGGCTTCACCGCTCAGTATGGCACGCGCATCGCCGGGCGGATCGAGGACGAGGATGTCGGACTGGAGGGCGGTTTCCGCATCCGCTCGGGCGAGCGGGTCAAGGAAGAGATCGTCGCGAAGGATGTCGGCTATCTGATCCAGAACCCGATCTGACGGGCATCCGATCGAATACCGGCGGGGAGCGCCGCGAGAGAGGGATGTCCCGGTCACGGGACCGCAACTCCGAAGCCCCGTCTCTGGACCGAACCCGCAAGGGGCCGGAGGCGAACAGCGGCAAGCGAATACCCAGAGGGTGGTCCGGTACGGCTCGCGAGGCTCCCGGCATCGTCCCCGCCGAAAGGCCTTGGGACGGTTGAGATCTGGCTTGATCAACAAGGGGTTCAGCCCGCCACCCGCCCTTCCTTCCGGCAAAGGAGCCCGAGATGGCACGTCGAACCGCAAAACCGAAAGACACCCGGACAAATCCCAAGCCCGATGCCACGGACGAGGGTCCGGATGCCTGGACTTCGGCCGCCGCAGAGGAAACTCGGGACGGGCATGCCGCCGAAGGTGGCGCGAGTGCGAAAGCCGACGAGGCGTCCGATCAGGTCGCTGCGCAGGATGCGAGCGCCCCAAACGAGGCGGAGGGCGTCGATACGTCGGACGCCGGCGCATCGGCTCCGGCGACCGGGACCGAACGCCGCGACGCTCCGAACGATGCCGGCGACAAGCGGCGCGAGGGGCCGGCGCGGCGGGAGCATTCCGCGCTCTGCCATGTGTGGCGGGACGGCATGTTGATGCCGCCGGGCACGCCTCTGCTTCTCACTGAAACCGAGTTCGCCGAACTGAAGCGCGCCAAGGCCGTCGACGGCGCGTGGTAGGGGCTCCCGCCCCGCAAACCGGCCACCCGGAGGACCAGGACGTGCAGCCCTACGCCACGATCGACGACATCGATGCCCGTCATCCTGCGGAACTGATCCTGCTCGCCGCCGACGAGAACACCGGCGTGGTGGACACGGGGCGCGTGACAGCCGCGCTGGCCGACGCGAGCGCCGAGGTCCGCGCGATCCTGAAGGCCCGTTACAGCTCGCCCGAACTGTCGCGGCTCGACGCTGAAAGCCTCGACACGCTGCGCTTCTACACGATCGACGTGGCGCTCTACCGGGTTGCCCTGTCGTTCGCCCGTTCGAACGAACGCATCAAGGAGCGCTACGAGGCCGCGATCAAGCGGCTCGAGGCGATCGCGTCGGGCAAGGGCGGGTTGTCCTTCGAGGGAGGTTCGGCCGGCGACGATCCGGCCATCGGCGGGCCGACTTCGCCGAACGAAGTCCTGGTCGACGTCCCCGAGCGCGTCTTTACCCGCGACCGCTTGCGTGGCCTGTCATGAGCACGTCGGTCGTCATCGATGTCGATGGACTGGACGAGGCCATCATGCGGCTCCGGCCGCTGAGCGACTTCGAACCAGCCGTAATGATGGAGGTGCTGGCGAGCGTCGGCGAAAGCCAGACGCGGCGGCGCATCGAAAGCGAGAAGACCTCGCCTTCGGGCGAGGCCTGGCCGGACAACATCGCCGAGACGCCGATCCTGCGCGAAACCGGCCGCAACCTGCTCGACAGCATCGCCAGCCAGGCGTCGGCCGAGATGGCCGAATGGGGCGCCACCTGGGAATTCGCACATGTCCACCAGGACGGCATGACCATCGTGCCGCGCGAGGCCGAAAAGCTCGCCTTCACTATCGCGGGCCGTTTCGTTCTGGTGGACGAGGTGACCATCCCCGCACGTCCGTTCGTCGGCATCTCGGACGACAACCGCGAAGAGATCCTGGAGGTCATCACCGACTTTCTCGGTCTTGGGGGAGGTCGCTGATGGCGCTGTCCGTGGAGCAGCTGATCGCCGCCGACCGCATGATCCCCTTGAGAGATGCTATTGTCGCCGGCCTGGCGAGCCAGTTCGAAGGGATCCGGGTCATCGCGCATCCGGGCAAGATCGATATCTACGACGTGGTCAAGCGCGCGGTCGTGGCGGCGCCCGGCGTCGCGCTCGGCTGGTCAAGGGTGCAGGCCCCGCGCGAGGTGGACGGTTCCTATGTCACGCCGATCGACTGGGCCGCCTACATCGTTGCCGAGGACTATGCGGATCTTACCGGCCGCAGGCGCGTCGCCCGGGACGTCGTCGCGCATGCGATCGGCTCGCATCTGCTGAGGGTGCTGCACGATCCGGACCTGTCCAGTTGGGGCTTGGCGCGCGTGACGCCACCGGCCGGCAATCCCGGTCCGCAGCTGAAACCGATGTTCACGGCGACAGCCTACGAAAAGGGAACCGCCTACTACGCCGTCACCTGGACGCAAGGCCTGATCGATCTCGGTGCCGATTTCCTTGGCGGCGAAACGCCGGCCTTCGTGCTGCCGGACACCGACGATCCGCGACCGGGCCTCAAGTTCGAAAACGAGGATGCCATCCCGGCGGAGATACAGGCGCTGATCGACCAGGCCGACCAGGGAGGCAACCCGTGACCTCTCTCGCGGCGGTCGAACTGCGGATCCTGCGAAGGCAGTTGAACCAGCTGTCCGGACGCCTCGCGCGCAACACACTTGTCGGCAAGGTGCATCCGGGCAGCCAGGACATACAGGCACGCACCGTGCGGCTCGAGCTCGGCGAGGACGCGGACGGACAACCGATCCTGTCGCCGCCGGTGCGATGGCAGGAGCCCGGTGCCGGTCGGCTGAAGGTGCATGCGGTTCCGGCCGACAATGAACAGATGATGCTGCAATCGCCGTCCGGAACGATCGGCACAGCCAGCATCGCGGTCTGGGCCACCTATGACGACGACAACGGACCGCCTTCCGAGAAGGAGGACGAAGCCGTCTGGACCTTCGGCGAGGACGTCAGGGTCGAGCTGCGCGGCGGCGACGTCCGGGTGAAGGCTCCGAAGGTCCTGGTCGAAAGCCCCGACGTGCATCTCGGCGGCGAGGGCGGCAAGAAGGTCGCGCGCATCGGAGACAAGGTAAGGGTGAAGACCGGATCCTCGGCGGGCCTTTGGGAGATCGTCGAAGGATCCTCGAAAGTGCGGGCGATCGACTGATGAGAGGCTTGCGCTATCGCACCGGGCTTGACGCCCGCACGGGTCAACCGCTCCGGGGATGGCCCCATGTCGTCCAGAGCCTCGAGACGATCTGGAGCACGCGGCTGGACAGCCGCGTCATGCGGCTCGGCTTCGGGTCGGAGCTCTTCTCCAGGCTTGGCGAGGACATCACGCCGGCGCTGGCCTTGCAGCTCTACACCGACCTCACCGTCGCGGCGCATGCCTGGGAACCGGAATACAGGATCACGTCCATGCAATTGGTGAACCTGACCAGCGCCGGCGCGCTGGGTCTGCGCCATTCCGGCATCTATTATCCGGAAGGCAGGTTCGGGATCTTCGACTTCGAGGAAGCCGTTACAGCGGCGGTGCCGTTGATGGCCCTTCGCTCCGGCGAAGGAGCAAACACATGACCCGCCCCGATCTTCCGCCGCCCGCCATCCTTGAAGAGCTCGACTTCGAGCAGCTGCTCGCCGCGATCGTCGCGGATGCGCAAGCGCGCCTTGCCGCGGTTGGTATTACCTGGGATGTCGGCGCGCTGGAGACCGACCCGGTGATGATCCTGTGCCAGGCCTTCGCTTATCGCGAGCTGCTGCTCCGTGCACGGGTCAACGATGCCGCCCGCGCCAACCTTCTGGCCTTTGCCGGCACGTCGGACCTCGATCATCTCGCGGCCTTTTACGACGTGACACGGCTTCTTGATGAGCCCGACGCGCGGGTGCGCGAGCGGGTCAGTTTGACCATCCTTGGCCGATCGGCCGGCGGGCCGCTGGAGCGCTACAAGGCCGTCGCGATGGCGGCCTCGGTGCAGGTCCGCGACGTGGCGATCTGGCGGGAGGGGCGCGACCCGACCGTGCGCGTCGCGGTGCTGACCGACGATCTCTCGCCCAAGCCCTGGGAGCTTCTCGACGCTGTGCGGGCGGCGCTTGAAGCACCGGAGATCCGTGTCGTCTCCGATCGTTTCGAGGTCGTCTCGGCGATCCGCACAGTGACGGATGTTGCACTGACTGTGCGGCTTGCGCCCGATGCGCCGGACGCCCTCTTTGCGCAAGTAGCGACGGCCGTTCGCTCGGCCTGGGAGACGGAAAACCTGCTCGGGCTCGACCTGACCACGTCCTGGCTGATTTCCAAGGCAATGATCCCCGGCGTGACGCGCGTAAGCGTGACCTATCCCGACAAGGATCTGGTCGCGCAGCCGCATGAAGCCATCGGCATTGGCGGGATCGAGATCATCGACGGGGGGCGCGGCCGATGACATCGATCGATTGGGACCGCGATCCGGTGGCGCGGCTTGTGACGGCCCACGTGCTGCGTGAGATCGATCTTCGGCATCGCATCGCCGCCGGCCGCGAAAAGCTCGCCGTGCTACTGGCGTGCGCCAGGACCCTTGATGCCGAGCCCGTGCCGCAGAAACATGGTCGCCTGCGTGATCTGGTCCGCCGTCTCCGGAGCACCTTCCTTCATGCCGGCCGCCATCGCATCCAGCATCGCCATCCGCCGCTCGATCTCCTCAAGGCTTATCAAACCCTTGTCGAGCAGGATCCGGTACTGGTCGGTGATCAGCAGGTGCAGAGCGGCAAAAACTCCGCCCGTCTTGAGATCGACAATGTCGGCCGCAAGCTGCCGAAGTTGCCTTTCTGCCGCGTCCGGAAGCTTGTCCATATGATCCTCCCTCGGTTCCGTCGGGGCGATCATGGCTGAGTCTCTCCTCCCCACCAATGCCACGCCGCTCGAGCGCGCACTCGACCTGACCGGCGCCGACATCGCCGACCGGATCGCGCCGGGCGTCGATGCGATCCCCGGATGGAAGCTGGTCAACCCGCAACCGAACCTTGCCCCGTGGCTTGTGTATGAGTACGGCCTCGGCGCGCTGTCGCCCTTCGTGCCGAATGTCTTCGAGCTGCTCGAGGACGGCATTGCCTGGGAGCGGTTGCGCGGCACCCATGCCGGCATGGCAATGGGCCTCGGCTTCGTCGGCTACTCGGCCGAGCTGGTCGACCCGCCCGCGCGCCGGCTCGCCTGGGCCGACTATCAGCTCGATCTCGACCGGGTCCGGGACAGCGAGGCGGATCTCGTGCGGATCGACGGCATTGCGCGGCTCTCGCAGCCGGTGCGCTCGCGCTTCCGGCGCGGCGTCCATGGCTACGATATCGCGGCCGCCGAATGCTCCTGGACGCGACTTTCCGGGTGCATCGTCGGCGACGACAGCGGCGTGCATGTCGTGGCGACCGGCGATCTCGCCGGCCCGAAATGGTCCTATGGCCGCACCCACGAGGCGGAGGTGACACTCACCCAGGCCGAGCTTGAAGCGCTCGGCATCTGGATTGCCGACGACGGGTCCGGGTCGCTCGCATGGGCCGACCTGCCGGTTGCCTGGTCGACGGTCACCGACACCTGGGCGGAATTGGGCTCGGCCGGCGCGCGTGTCCGGCAGATGGCGGCGGCGCTCGGCGGCATGGGCGCCTATCTCGGCTTCTACAATTCGGGCGGCGCGCTGATCGGTGCCCGCCGCTGCCGCACCTTCGCGCAAGTGGAGCCGACGGGCGCCGCCGGACTTTACACCCTGCTCGGCCAGGGCTGGTCGCCCGGCGAGGACGGCGAGGCTCTCGCCGCGATCGCGCTGACGGACTTCGGCGACGGTGCCGAGGCCGGCATCAACGCGCGTGCGGTCGAGGTCGGCCTGCTCGTCGGTGCCGCACCGATCGATCCGCTTTCGCCGGGCAAGCTCTGGCTCGGCCCGGCCAAGATCCACACGCCCTTCGCGGCCGTCGGCCGCGCCCCTGTCGACATTCGTTTCGGGGAGACCGTGCGCGAGCGCGTCGGGCTTCTCGTCCGCTTCACATGAGGTTCAAATGGCCTTCGAACACAGTCTCGTTTCCGGCGCCTATGACCGCTCCAGCGCCAAGCCCGAGATCACCGATGTCGTGTTTCGCGAGGGCAACTTCCTCCAGGGCGCGGAGCTGAACGAGGCGCAGTCGATCCTGCGCGGACGCATCGCCCGGGCCGGCGGCCTGTCCGCCCGCGATGGCGATCGCATTTCCGGCGCCGGCATCGTGGTCGACACGGACGCCGGCGGCGTGATCCTTGAGGCCGGCAGGATCTACGCGGCCGGCGACGTGCGGCCGGTCGCGGCGGCAACGCTGGCAAGCGTGCCGATGGCTGGTGAAGTCACCATCGGCGTGCGGCTGGTGCGCCAGGTGGTCACCCACGAGCAGGACCCGGATCTCCTTGGGCTTGCACCGGGCACGGCGGCCGAGGGCGAGGCCGGCGCGGCGCGGATCGAGGAGAGCCTTTCTTGGGGCCGGGCCGGCGACGGCAAGCCCGGCGACCTCTTTCCGGTCTATCTCGTCAAGGACGGTGTGGCGCTCGACCAGACGGCGCCGGTCGAACTCTCCGTCACGCTCCAGGCGATCGCCGGCTATGACCGGGACGCCAACGGCTCCTATGTGGTCTCCGGCTGCCGCGTCGCCGCACTCGGCCGCATCGCGGGCGATCAGGTCTTCGTCATCGAGCAGGGTGTCGCCAACATCAACGGCTTCAAGCGCACGCGCAGCGCGTCCCTGCGCCTGGCCGTGGCCGAGACCTTCGATACCGGCCGGATCGATGCGGAGCAGCACAGCTTTGCCGATGGCGGCACGGGCACGGCGGTGCTCTCCCTGCGCTTTCCCCCGCTCGCCAATCTGGTCACCGCCCTGGTCACCAAGGAAACCACCGAGGCGGTGACGCACGGGCCGAGCGTGGGCTCCATGGACCTGCTGTCACAGGACAGCGTGACGGCGCTGGTCGAGGTGCGCCAGGGCGGCACGGTCTACACGGCCGGCACCGACTACATCCTCAACGCCGATCGGGTCGACTGGACGCCAGGCGGCGCCGAGCCGGCGCCGGGCTCGAGCTATCAGGTGACCTATCGCTACCGCGATGCGGTCGCGCCCGTCGCGACCACCGACGGCACGGTAACGCTGGCTGGCGGCGTCACCGGAGGTGAGGTGCTGCTGACCTACGATTACAAGCTGCCGCGCACCGACCTGATCTGTCTCGACCAGGAAGGCCGTGCCGTCTACATCGAGGGCCTGTCCAGCCGGTCGCGTCCCGTGCCGCCGGCAGCGCCGGCGGCCCATCTGCCGCTGGCCGAGGTCCGCAACACCTGGGGCGGTACTCCGGCGATCGTCAACAGCGGCGTGCGCGCCTATGGCATGGCGGATGTCGATCACATCTACAAGCGCATGGTCGACCTCTACGACCTGGTTGCGTTGGAGCGCCTGCGCCGCGACATCGACAGCCGCGAACCGGTCGCCAAGCGCGGTGTCTTCGTCGATCCGTTCACCTCCGATCGCTGGAGGGACGCGGGCATCGCCCAGGATGCCGCCCTGTTCGACGGCTCGTGCCAGTTGGCCATCGATCCGACGATCCACCGGCTCGGGCCTGTCCGCCCGGTGCTGCTCGACTGGACCTCCGAACCGGTGATTTCGCAAGGGCTCGTGACCCATTGCCGGCTGGTCAATCCTTACGCCAACTTCCTGCCTATCCCGGCCGAGCTGACGCTTGACCCGGCGATCGACCAGTGGGTCGAGACGCGCACCGAATGGGCTTCCGCGCAGACAGCCGTGTTCGGCGCCGGCAACCGGTCCCGCACCACGACGACGACGGATATCGTCGACGAGCGGCAAGAGCTGGCCGAGTTCCTGCGCCCGATCAATGTCGCCTACACGATCCGGGGGTTCGGGGCCGGCGAGGCGCTCGAGGAACTGACCTTCGACGGCGTTGACGTGACGCCCGTGGGCGTCGTCGCCGATGGCAATGGCGAGATCTCCGGCACCATCGTCATCGCGGCCGAGACCTATCCGGCCGGCCGCAAGCTGGTGCGCGCGGTCGGAGCGTCGGGCACGGAAGCGTCGGCACTCTTCGTCGGCGAGGGGCGGATCGAGGTAACGGTCATGCGCCAGGTCACCACGGTCACCCGCTGGAGCGATCCCCCGGTTTCGCTTGTGAACTTCGGCAACGAACCGCCGGGCGGTGGCGGAGCCGATCCCCTGGCACAGACCTTCGTCCTGCCGGCCGGCACGGCTGGCCGGCATCTGGCAAGCGTCACGCTGCGCGTCTGCGCTATCGGCGATCCGGGCAACCCGCTCTTGCTGGAAATTCGCACCTGCTCGCAGGGGCTCCCCACGGCCGAGATCCTCAGCCAGGCATATGTCGAGATGAGCGGCATTGTGATCGACCAGCCGACCGTCATCGCCCTGCCGGAGCCGCTCTGGCTGGCGGCAGGCCAGGAATATTGCTTCATCGTCAAGAGCGACGATGCCGGCCATTCGATCAGCTCGGCACAGGTCGGGGCCTTCGACGGGGTGGCGCAGTCCTGGGTGACCGCGCAGCCGTACCCCGTGGGCGTCATGCTCTCCTCGAGCAACGCGCGCACCTGGTCAGCGCATCAGGACGAGGACCTGACCTTCACGCTCAACGCCGCACGGTTCGCGCCGACGGCGAAGCGGATCTCGCTCGGTCAGGTCGATCTTGTCGACTGCACGGACCTGATCGTCCGGGCCGTCGTCGATCTGCCGACGGCCGAGTGCTCGGTCGTCTTCGAGATCGAGCGGCCGGGCGGTGGCATCTGGCGCGTGGCGCCCGGCCAGGTGCTCGAGCTGAGCGAACGGGTCACCGAGACGGTCGTTGTCTTCGCAGTGCTGACCGGCACCGGGACGGCGAGCCCGACGCTGTTTCCCGGCGTCCAGCTCATCGCGGGCAGCCTTCGCGACACCGCCACATATGTCTCGCGCGCCTTCACGGTCTCCGGGGCGGCGCGCGTCCCCGTGCGCCTCAAATCGCTTCTGCCCTCCGGGTCCGGTCTCACGGTCGAACTCCAGAAGGGCGACGGCGGTTGGGAGGCGATCCCGCTCCGGTCGACCGAGGTGCTCGAAGCTGGCGGATGGGTGGACCGGAGCCACGAGATCGACCCGCTCGACCCGCAGCCGGCATGGGGAGTCGAAACCCGCGTCCGCCTGACGCTCACCGGCGGGCCGGCCGCGCGTCCGTCGCTCGCGGATCTCCGCGTCGCAACCATCTGAGGGAACGAACATGGTCGCCAACACGACCCCGAACCGGCACTACCCGCTGCCGGATGCCGCCAACAAGGTGAATGAGGACGTGCAGCGGTTGATCGACGCCTTCGCGGCGATCGACGGCGACGTCGCCGCGCTTTTCGCCGCCCTGGCGACGAAGGCGGCGGTGTCGCACGGACACACCATCACAGAGATCACCGGCCTTGTGACCGCGCTCGACGGCAAGGCGGCGGTGGCCCACAACCACACGCTGGCCGGCCTGTCGGACGTGTCGATCGCCGGGGCACCGGTCGGCCGGCCGCTCACCACACAGGCGGGCGGCACGATCGGCATTGGCGGCGAGCCTGCGCCAAAGGAGCACACGCACGCGATCGCCAATGTCACCGGCCTTGAGGCGGCGCTCGCAGCGCTTCTGCCGCTGAGCGGCGGTCAGTTGACAGGGCCGCTGAGCATCCCTGAAGCGGTGAACC